CCTATGCCCCAGTTTGAGCCATTCTTTCCGGCCCACGCCATTGAGCGGTGCTCGGCTACGATCATCTTCGACCAATCCATTCCGGCAAAGGTATTCGGTCAAATCCTCGGCGAACTGACCAGCGCCCTTTCGGCTGCTGGACTCGTTGAGGGGCCGCCTTCAATTCAATTTCAAATCGATATAGCTGAGGGGCGAGTCGATGGCCCAGCAAGCCAAAGCATCAACACGTTTTCCACAGCAGACAGAACAAGTGTATTGACGCTCTTTCCAAGTCAGATTGTGTGGGGATCTCGGCAATATATTAGGTGGGCGCATTTCAAGAGCCAAATGGACACGTTTCTCACGCCCGCGCTTTCACGAGCAACAAGCGTAGTTTCAGTTTCGGCTGTTCAGCTTGAGTACTGGGACAGATTTATTTGGTCCGGCTCATGGGAGGATATCGATTGCGCGCAATTGCTCGGCAGCTCGCCGTTGTTGGCTGAAGAGGCGAGGCAAAAGCCGCAGCAGTGGCATTCGCATATAGGTTGGTTTGATGACCTTGGTGAGGGACGCCGCCAGCTGACCAATGTGAACGTCGACGTGTTGACAGCCATTCCCATCAACTCGGTCACCGGTAAGCCGTCAGTGGGTATTTACAGCCAGCTCGCACAGCAAGTTTTGCCACCTTTGCCTGGCTCAGGGGACACTCGGTGGATCGAGGATGCCGAGGTAGGAGACATCCTTGACAAACAGCACGTCAGTTTGAAGCGGCTTCTGAAACGCTTAATTAATTCAGACATGGCAAGCAGAATCGGATTATAGGTGACTTATGATCGCGCTCGATGCAACTTACGTTCCAAGAATCGAGGAACAACAAGTAACAATTTCCGACAGTTCTGCGCATGGATTGAGAGCAATCGTTATCGTGTCCAATGATGGCTCGAAGGTGGCGACAGCTACGACTGATCCATGGCTGCACGCCACACTACGAAAAATCGCGGCGCATAAGAATTTGTCGGCTGGCTGGGACGGAGGAAGCGCCCCCGCGCCGACACGCGAATGTCTCGATAGCGCTGAAGCGCTTGCAATTTTGCTTTCTCCGAAGTCCATCGAGAAAAAGCCATACTTCGCGGTCGACTGCCACGGGCAACCGAACTTTGCGATGAACAGCAAAGATTTCTATCTGCATCTGACCGTCGATGATCCCGGTGCGCTTTCCTGGTATGCTATCAACAATGGCGAAGAGATTTTTGAAGATGCCGTTGCTTTCAACGGTACTAAGCTACCTAAAGAACTGGCTACACTCTTCGACTAGCATGCCTCAAGAGGTGCCTATTCCTGACCCGAATTGCGAGTCGTGCATCCAGGTACTCAGTTGGGAGGACGAGAGAGCTAAGCGCTTTCATGTCGCCCACCCAGAGATCTGTGGATGCGAAAAATATTCTCTAACTGCCGGGAAAGTTCACGATGATGAAACCCTACATTTCATCGTTTCGGACCCTGACGGAATTATAAATGGCTTTCTCAGTCCAACACTTGCGATGCAGATTGATTCCGGTGGTCTTAGCACGCTTAGGAGTTCCGCCGCGGACGGTGAATTCATTCAGACTCTTCGTGAACTGAGATCGCGGTGGGGCGGCGCCCGGCAATTCATCGCCGTGCAAAAGATTTCCGTAAAAAACGTCCGGTATCACGAAACTGGCCGACTTTGCTGTGTCTACGACACGGCGCTTCCGGGCAAACCAAAACATGCCGATATCATCGGTCCGGATATTGAGGCCTTAGAAGGCGACGTGCCCCTATCTAAGTCTCAACTGAAGAAGCAACAGAAGCGGAGAATCAGACAGTTTATCGAGAAAGCGGGTTCTGATTTCGAGAGCCCCGCGGGGTTTCGTAATGGCCTACTGGCCGGGTTGGATGATGCCGCGTGACCTAGGCTTCGAATGCAGCCATCGCAGCCAGGTCACAACGCGCCCCGCCGGCCGGAGCCGACGGGGCTATGATTATCGGGTAACCTCGGCATGCCTGATTGAGCTAATCAGGTGATCCCGCGCATGTCCCGCACATCCCCATCCGGCCGGCGCTCCACCGGCGGGGCCGCCCGCGCCGCCCGCGCCTCGGCGATGGCGGCCTGCTCTCGCCCTTCGTCCAGCGCGCCGGCCGCCGAAAGGGCGAGGCGCCGCAGCTCACCGCCTTGGGGCGTGGCGGCAATCAATTCGCGCGCCAGGCGCGCCGCCGCGGCGAAGCGGGCCGATAGCAGCGTCATCGGGGTATCAGTAACGGCCGCGCGTCCAGCGCCTGGCGCAACTGCTTGACCTCATCGCGGAGCGAGTGGATCTCTGCGGTCAGATCGTCGATCCTGGCCTCATAGCCTTCGGAGATCGCTTTGAACTGGGTCGTCATCTCGGCGATTCTGCGCTCGTAGCCATCTATCAGCACGGCGAATCGTTTGGTCATTGCCTCCGCGACGATCGCTTCCGCCTCGGCGGTTGCCTTTGCGGCTTCCGCCTCTGCCTTTCCCGCTTCTGCCTCCATTTTGTCGGCCTCGGCGCCAGCCTTGCGCCGGCCGAGAAGCCACGCCGCGATCCCCGCCGGCGCCGCGGCCGCCATCGGCAACCACCATTCCCGAGCCTTATCCAGCGCCGCCCACAGACTTTCGCCGAACCCGTCCGCCATCGACCTATCCTCCCGCCTCAAAGCCGTTCGATGACGCGCTCTGCGAATTCGCCCTTATTCGCTCGCGCCAAAGTTCTTGCGGATGTCGGCGTAAAACGCCCCGTCATTCTCGAGCCGGCGATTGGCCTCGACATGGTCGGCGCGCTCGGCGGCGAGGGCGGCCTTCGCGCCGTCGCCGGGATTGATCGGCCGCACCGGTACAGGCTTTCCGAATGCGGTCGGGGGCGGCGGGAGATGGCGCTTATCGCCCGAGGTCGCGCAGCCGGCGAGCATCGTCGCGAGAGAGAGGGCAATCGCCGCGCTTGGCGAGCATTTTCGCATAGTCCTCCACCTTTCTTTGATCGGCGTCGCGCCGCCGCTCGGCCGTTTCTGATCGCGCTTTCGCATTCTCGGCGACGAGGTTCGCCGAGCGGATATCTTCCTGGAGGGCATTGACTTGTGCGCGCAGCTCCGCTGAGCGATCCTGCCGCGCGCGCAGGCTGTAGCCGCCATCGAAGCAGCCGAGACCGATGGCTGCGGCGAAGCATCCCTTGGCGATCGTCGCGCCGGCGACGGGGATGTAAGTTTGCGCCGCGAAGCCGCCGGCCGCGCAGGCCAAAGCCAGCACGGCGAACCGATGATCGGCGGCGAAAGTCAGAACGCCGCCGACCGCAGAGAATATTTCGAACATGATGCGTCCTTTCTCGCGGGCCTATTTCCGCGGCCGCGGCGCGCACGCCCGCTCGGCGATGCAAAACGCGGCAGCGACCACGACGACGAGACCGATGAATCGGATAGCGGCAATGCGGCCGAGTGCGTCGCGCATGTCAGCATGACTCCCAAACGCCGGCGCGAAGCCAGCCGTGGAAATGCGTTTGATCGCCGATGATGTGATGGACAGAGGGATTGAGCGTCGGGCTCTCTTTGTCGCCGTTCCAATCCCAGGATGGGGAAGGATGCGGCCGAAACTCGAGAGCGCCCCGGCGACCACAGCCGCAGGGGCAATTGTAGATCATGCCGGCGATCGGCCGCGTCGCATCCGAGAAGAATTCGAATGCGCTGGGCGGAACATCGGCGGCGTCGATATCTGTGACGCGCTTTGCGATGACGCTCACAACAGCCGCCCGAGCAGCGCGCCCATAGCCGAGCACACCGCTACCGCCGCGGAGATAGCGGCGGCGGCAGCGACGATCGTCGTGGCGATGATGACAATGGCCGCCCCGGTTTTCCCGATGAGCGCATGGAGCTCCGGCATTGGCTCATCCTCTCAGTAGCGCGTGTTGGGCCGGGCGCACGACGATCTTGACCTCGCCCTCGATCATTTCCCTCGCAAGACTCTCTCGCGAGCGATCGACGACGATCTTTCCGCGTTCGTCGAGCTTGACGACGATCGCTATTCCAGCCTCCTCGTCCGCCGTGATGCAATGCTTGATAGGCGCTCCATTGACGATCACGTCATAGCGCTGCGGATCGCGAACGAATCCTGGGTCAAAGCGATCGACAGAAACACGCATGGCCTCACCTCCCGATATTGAGGCCGGAGAGCGCATCGTCGACACGGGCCGCCTTGACGAGGCCGGCGCCACGCCACGCCCGCCAGGCGAAATAGGCCATCAAGACGATGAGCGCGATCGCGGCCAGCGGTTTCCAGTAAGTCTGCAGGATTTCCAGCACGCCGACGTTGCTTTGCAGCGCCGTCGCTGCCTCTTGCAGTTTATCGAGCACGGCCGGCGCGGCTTCGAGACCGGCTGCGGCACCGCCCGTCACCACGACGCCAGAAACGCCCTGCTGCGCGCGATCCGCGCCGACGATCGTGCGCGAGCCGGCGGCGCGCAGCTCTTTCGCAGTGGCATTCGGCGACTCGGGCGCCGCTTCCTCGCCGCCATGCGGCGTTTCGGCGCGCACCTTGGCGATTTCTCGCGATAGCGCGCGCATCACCCGCGCCCAGGCCGCCTTTCGCTCGGCGAGGGCATTCTTGCCGCCGTTGATGCGCTTCGTCTGTGCGACGACGTCGCCGCTGTCCGCCGCCGACATGACGCCGAGCATCACGAAGAGCGCGCAGGCGCATTCGAGCGCGTGATCGGGGTGGATCAGCCATGCGCTGGCGACGTCGGCCGCGACGCCGAGCTTCTTCCCCAGCTCGACGGCGTTGTCGTGGCCTGTCGACTGCAAAAGGCCCTTGCCGCGATTGAGCCAGCCGTCATCCGTGCCGGCGCGATTGCCCATGCGGTCGCCGTAGACCTTGTTCGCGAGGGCGCGCGGATCGTGCTCATAAGGGCGCGCCGCGGCGATCGTCGGGAACCGCTTCTTCCAGACCTGCGTCAGCCGCTCGGCGGAATAATTGAGGTCCTCCTCGAGCGTCGTGAAATTCGCGCTCTCGACGCAGATATGCGTGAGAAGCGAGGCCTGCCGGCGGAGCGTCGTGAAGCCCCATTTCGGGAATTGCGCCTCGGCATGCTCCGCGATCATCGCGACGATTGCGGCGTCCGGCTTCTTCTTCGCGCGCGGGTCCGCCACCGCGCGGACAATCGATGTCCAGTCGGTCATGTCTCACCTTTCAGGAAAGTGCGCGCCTCGCGCGCTAGATGTCGAAGATCAGTTCCGCGCCGGGTTGCGGCCGCTTGTTTTCCGTCGCCGCTTCGACATAGGCGCGGATGACTTTCAGAATGTCGTTTTGCGAGACTAGAGCGCCGCGCATGATGCACCGGACCATGATTACATTTGCGCCGTGGCCCATGCGCCAGCGATCGACGATGAGCTGTCCGATTTCGCGCGGCGTCATGAGTGCGCTCACGCCTTCAAGTCGGCTGGCGATAGGCGAGGATGCGGCGCGGCGGATAGACGCCATAGCCGACACGGCCGCCGTGATTGCCAGAGAGGATCAGCGGCCCGCGCCGCGTGAAGGCGACGACGACACCGATATGATGCGGCATGACCGCAACCGCGCCGACACGCGGCGCGCTCGCAATGCCGATGCGCAGCCCGTCGATCGCGCGATTGGAGCGCGGGGCCTCATAGCCTGCGCGGGCCAGCCATACGCGCATCGCCGCTGCGCACCAGGGCGCGCGCAGCCCCGTGAAGTTGCGCGAGCCGACATAGCGCTGCGCCACGGCGATCAGCGGCGTCGCGCCGCCGTCGAGCAGCACGGGCGCGGCGCGGGTTCGCCGCCAGCCGACGCTCGGGGGATGCAGGCGCGCCTCTCGCTGTGGAGCAAAGAGCGCTGCGAAGAAATCCCCGAGCGGGTCCGCCCTGGCCGGCGGCGAGACGATGGCGAGCGCGCACGCCAGCGCGCCCGCAAAAGCGAGCCGTCGATAGATCATCGGTCCTATGGGGTTGTCCGGCGCTACGAAGCGGCTCCGGGGATGCGCTCGGATGTTGTTAGGGCGCGGTGTCGCTCTCGACAGCCAGAATTGGCGTCAGAATCATTCGCACATCCTCGTCGGACCGAATGTCCTTGAGAGCCTTGACGACTGCCGGGGCGGTCAAATCACGCCGCGCGATTACGCGAGCACATGAAATAATCGCGTCGATCAGGCCGACCGTAATGCCGACCTCACTCCGGCAATCAACGCAGTCGTTCATGGATCACCACGCGATGGATTAGGGTGTGGGTTATTATGCTCGCGGATAGCGTGCTCGCTGATAACCAGAGCGAGCTTGATGCGCAGTTGCTCCCCTTCGGCGTCCTCCGGTATGAGGTCGAGCACTTTGCCGAGCAGCCACCAGACGATAGCCATGCGGAGATTATTGAGCATTTTTGCCCCGAATTTCGAGAAACGGCGAGCAGGCCAGCTTTAGGGCGTGGTCAGGCGGCGAGCGCGAGCGCGATCAGTCCGAGCGCGAGCGGCGCGCCGATGAGATGGCCGAGAGCGCCGGACCCGCGCTCCGGCCGGCGCTGCGGATCGCCCCAGCGCCAGCCCGGAAGCGGCGCGGGAGGCGTGAGACTGTCGAGATAGAGGATGACGCCGAGCGCCGCCGCCGCGGCGAGGCTGAGGCCACCGAGCGCGCTGTAGGGCACCTCGGCCCCGAGGATATCGATCATGGCCATGGCTCCTCTCTGCGCTCCCCTAGAGGGGAGATACGTATTGACCGATCGCCGCCCCGGCCGGAGAGTCATCCTAGCCGCAGTATTACGGAGGCCTCAGTGTTTGAGCACGCCCAACATTTTGCGCGGGAATGCCTCGCGCCGGACGTCGTGAAATACGCCGTCGGCGCGCTCTTGGTACTTGGCCTGAAAGCATTTCTGCGGGCCATGACCGAGTTGAATGCTCGGTTGATACGCGCCGGAAAGATCGACGCGGACGACGATATGTCGTGGTGGTGATCAGATTGCATTGAGCACGGTGCGGGCAATACCTTCCATGATCGTTTGCCCGGCCGTCGACGGGTGGATCGCATCGGCCCAAAGGGTCGGATATAGCGTCCGCGAATTGTCGGGCCCCATCTGCAGATCGGCGGCGAAGTCGATCAAGACCGCGTTCCCGTAGGCCGCCGTGTTCGTGCGCATGTCCGTATTGACGGCATTGCGGATCACATTGAACGCAGTGAGCCCGTCGCCCGGCAACAGCGTGCAAATGACCGGAATCCACCCGAGCGCTCTTTGCGCGACACAATGCGCTTTCAGCGCTGCGACGAAAGTGGGAGCGTCCGGATAGGCCGGATCGATATTCGTCCCGATCGGGATCACATAGATGAATTTCCGACCGCCTCTATTCGTCGGCATGCCTTTATTTATCTGAATAGAGCGAGTGACCGCGTGGCCGAATTGCGATCCGAAGAACGACCAAACCGAGCCCCAAGCCGCCGGATTATCATTCGCCGAGTAGAGGAAAGGCCATGTCGCCGCGCCATTGCCGCCCGAAATCGAATCGCCATTGAACACCATGACGCGATCTACAGTCTGGTCGAGATATTGCCCCGCCACGAGTGCGCGGTGCTTTTGCACCCAAAAGGTTTTCTCGATTTCCGCCTGGGAAAGCGCCCGGTCCCACATCGCGATAATGCCGGAATAACTCCAGCGACCCGTCGACATTCCAGCGTTCAGGGCCGTGCAATTAAAGCCTAGATCGCGAAGCGACGTGGTCGTAAATGGCCACTCGTCATGAAACAGCATGAAGTCGTCGACCCAAATCTCACGTGTCGTGCCGTCATATTTGACCGTCAGCAGATGGTAGCCGCGTCCCGTCATATCGACGAAATTGCTATACTGGTAAATTCCAGAATACGGGTGCGCGGCATAGGCGCGGTCGATCACGACAGATCCGTCTACCCATCTCGGCAAACCGGCATTGACCTGCTCAACCGTGAACGAAGTGTAGGCTTGCGCTTTGGTCAAAATCGGCTCCGAGGCGCCGGAATAGGTGCTCGGCAATTTGATGAGCGCCTGAAGCGTCCATGTCGCTGGCGTGATCGCCGCCGGCCGTTGAATGATCCCGTGTTTACCGGAGAAGACGAGCTCGCCGTTGGAATAGGCGGAGACGCTATTGAGCGTGCTCAAGATGAGGTGGTCGCACGGTCGCGACGGGCCGAGGTCCGCCGCTCCGCGGAAGAGGTCGAACGAGAGTGCGCCGATCTTGGCGGGGGTCGAACCATCGACGGCGCATATTCCGAGCGCCAGCGACGTCAACGCGCCGAGCGTGAATGTGTAGGCCGGTCGCGTTCCGATCGCGTTGAGCCACGTATTCGAAACCGTGAACGGCGACGATTTGGTGACAGCGCCGTCCTTCGTCAGGCAGAATTGTTGATCGGTCGCATCGTTGCGAATGCAGCTCAAGGCGAGCGTATAGGTGCCCGCCGGCAGCGTAATCGGCGGGTTGCGCTCGATGAACCCACCTGCCGAGATGTTGAGATAAGAGGCTTCTGTTCCGCCATAAGGATCGGTCAGCGCATCATCCGTCGCCGTCGCCAAATATTTGTAGAACAGCGCGGACGAGAACATGCGGCTGGCCGGCGTCAGGATACCCGCAGGCGGTGCCGATCGGTTGAGGATGTTCGGAATATGGGCGACCGGCTCCGACTGGATGCGGTCGATCGGCCACATGCCAATCGACCCGGGCGGCATGGCGTCGAGCAGCTCATTGTCTCTCGCGCCGGAGACTCCGGTTGCGACGAGAGTAGTGACGCTCGCCGACAAAGCCGAGACGGTCGTATTGAGCGTATCGACGGAAGCGCTCAGCACATTGATTTTGACGTTCAGCGCGGTGACGTCGATATCGCCCTTCCACACCCATCCGCCCGATCCATTCGACGCATAGGCGCCGTTGCGGTCCGCCTGACCGGCCGTGTCCGCCGTCGTCGACTCGTTCGCGCCCGTGCTCGGATAGGTGTAGGTCGTCGTGTTCGTGACCGTCACCGTCACCTGATTTGCGTCATAGCCCGCGACCGAGAGACCGCGCACGTTGATCTTATTCCCCGAGGTGAGGCCGTGCGCCGCCTGCATGACGATCGTCGCGACATTCGACGCTCGCGCGCGGCTCGCCGTCTTGCCGATGACGTCGGAAACGACATGCGCCTCGAGATTGGCCGGAGCGCCGGTCACTGCGTTCATCTCGGCGACGGTCGCGAAGAGGAAGGCCGCCGCGTCGATCACGGTCCATTTCGCCGCTGTCGCATCCCAGAAGTAATCAGCCTTCTCGTCGATCAAGAACGCACGATAACCGCTCACGGGAGCGACGAAATCCCATCCCGCAGCGGTCGCCGTCGCGACCGCGTTATCGTGCCCCGCCTATGCGCCCGTCCCGGTCGCCTTGACGATATAGCGATCGCCGAGCGTCGGACTTCCGGGAGGCGTTGACAGCGTCTTGGTGACGACGGCGACGACCGCCGAGTTGAACTGGATAAGCGTGCGAAGCTGCGCGGCGGCTGCCGACGCGCTCACTCGAACAGTCTCCGAGCCCGCGCCGGAATCCTTATTGCCGATAAAGTCGTCCAGCGTCGTTTTTTCTTGGAGATCGGGTGTACGAATGCCAGCCATCTGTCGCCCTCCAGGCGGTCCAGTTTTCAGAGCAGTGATGATTTTTTGGCGGTGGTGACGTCAGACCGTCGTCACCGTTAAGCGGTCGTCACTTGGACGATGATCGGATCGCCGCTTTCCGCGCCGCTCGAATTAATGGCGACGGCGCCGAAGGAATATTCGGTCGCGGTCGCAATCGACGGCGTCGCGGAATCATAGGGGCTCGACGTGATGACGCCCGAAAACTGCGAGGTCAGATCGGCCCAATTCGTATAATGGCCGGTGCGATATTTGATCCGCACGCCGGTGCCGACCGGCTGCGCGTCCAGCGCGAATGTATACTCCCACGTCGTCGAATTGAGTTGCGCCACTGCGAAGCTCGTCACATGCATCGGCGTCGGATCGGTCCCGGCGACCGTATGCGTCGTCGTCGCGGAATAGGCGGATGTTCCGCCGGGGCCGATCGCGCGGGCGCGCAGCTCGACGATATCGCCGCCGGAATAGCTGTTGACGATCGTCGACGTCGAGCCTGCGCCGAGCGAGAGCGTCGTCCAGGAGCCCGCGCCTTGTAGTCTGTGATCGAGCTCGAAATGATCGACCGTGCCGCCGCCGGAGCCATATCCGAGCTGCACAAAAAGCATCGACATCCCGCTCTGCGGAGAGATCGCCGTCGACCAGACGGTCGCGATCGTCGGGACAGAGGGCGCGACCGTATCCGCGGGCGCAGTCTCGATATCCTCGCCGACCGCGCCATTCCAGGCCGGAACGACGATGCTATCGGCGATCTCGAAAATCTGCGGGGCGTAGTCGACGAAAGTGAGATTTCGCTCCATTCCGTCGCCGCGCGTGATCTCCTTGACCACCGCATCGATCGCGACCAGCGAGGCGGGGCCGAAGATCGCGAGATCGCCGGGCTCCGGGAGCTCGCCGTCATCGTCGAGCAGCAAGGTCATCGACTGGCCCGCGACTGTGACCACCGCGCGCTCCAGCCCGACATCCGGCTCGTCCTCGGTCGCCGGCGGGCGGCGGAAGATCACGATATAGGTCTCGCCGTCTTCCATCTCGACGAAATCGTCGAGCGTCACGACACTGCCCTCCGCAGTCATGACCCGGGCCTGTTTCTGCGCCGCATTGAAGATGTAATGCGAGAGCTGGACGCGATCGAGCCGCTCGGCAGTCAGCACCTCATAGCTCTGCGAGACAGCATATTCGACGCGGCGATATTCGATCTCGAGATGACGCTTCGTGCCTTCGATATAGATCGCCGTCGGATCGGTGTAGCCCGGCAGCGACAGCTCCTCGATCTCGATCGGATCGCCGACGAGGCCGGGGCGCGGGACCAGGCGCTCCGCATCCTCATAATTATTGGTGCGGTCCTTGAACGTGATCCGAAACGCGTCCGGCGGTCGCACGAAGGTTTGCTTGGACGAAAAATTGCGCGAATTGCGCGGGCCGATCCAGGCCGTGATCGGCTTTCCGATTTCGTCTATGGCAACCGAGAATTTCCCGGCGCGGCGGATCGGCTTGGCGCGGCCCGCCGCGGCGATATCGGCGAGCACCTCGCTCAGAGGCGAGATGAAATCATGATAGCGGTCATAATAGAGCCCGAGCGCGACGCAGCGGCCATGCCAATATTGCAGCCGCTCGAGATCGATCTTCGTATCCGCGACGCGTCGCACGAAGGCGTTGTGCTGGAGCACGTAGCGAAACAGCGAGGCCGGATTGCGCGTCGCCCTCGTGATCCATGTCTGCGTCGCCTCGTCCCAATCCGGGCAGACCGAGAAGCCGACGGCACTATAGTCTTCGAGCGAGCCGTTGAGCTGTTCCGTCGCGCGCGCATCGATCGCAGATTGCGCGAGCGGGTAGGGAAATTTGACGGGAACCTCGGGCCGAAAGGAGCGGATCGCGGTCCATTGCGAGATCGAGATGATTTTCCATGTGTAGGGCGACTGATCGACTCGGTCCCAATCGATGTCGTTCCGCCGAGGGCGAAATTCATAGCGACCGCGCGTCGGCGGCGTCCAGTCGAAGGTGGCTACCAGCTCGCGCTGCTGCATCCCCGAGACTGTCCAAGTCCCGATCGACGTCCATGTGCTGCTGCTTTCGAGACGGGCTTCGAGCCCGAATGTCACGCCCCACGCGCCCTGTTGGGAGACCGTCGTCTCGCCCGACTGCTGCTCGGAATAGGCGATGAGGCCGCCCGGAAAGGTCACATCGATCTGGACCTTGCTCGACGCCGCCGCGGTATAGCGGCTATCAGCGCCGAAAGTATCCGCGTGCCCCTTCGTCAGCTCGACGGACACATTCTCCTCGAGGACCTGCGTCGGATAGATCGTGATCGGAGCGTCGGAGGGATATCCTTCGCGCTGCTCTAGCGTGATCTCCTTATATTTTTCGAGCGGCGTCGAGCCGATGCGCGGCTCCGAGAGCGTGATCGGCCCGTAGCCGATCGCATAGCGCGAAATGCCGTGGTTTTCGCCGTTGACGACCTTGCGATAGGGCAGGGCGACATGCGGCGGCGCGACGCGGATTTGGCCGAGCAACATCGGAAAAGGTGATTTGTCGGACGGGACCGGATTGCCCCATCCCGAGATCGCATAGGTCGGGCTGCTCGCGGCGCCCGAGTTTGATTGCGTCGGCCGCGTCGGGATGAGTGCGTTGACGAGAAAGCTCGCGCCCGTCGTCAGGGCCAGCGTCGCGCCGGCTTGCAGCGCCCGCAGGCCGAGGCTTCCCGCGGCGAGGCCCGTGAGCTCCGGGGTCAGGTAGAATTGCCCGGCGGCCGTCGCCGCGATCGTCGCGGACAGCAACAGCACAGAACGCAATAGCGACGGCTTGCCGGGAATGACGCGGATTGTCACCGCGCCCGGTTCCGGCTGGAAACTCTCCCATTCCTCAATCGGGACGAGCCGGCCGGCGGCGATGACGCGGATCGATCCGCGCTCGGCGACGAGCAACTCCGGCGGGATCATTTCTGCGATCATCTGCCCGACCGTGACGCCCGGCGGGAAGACGCGCATCTCGCGGCGCTCGTAATCGACCCAAGGCATGGCGATCGCCATGACGCCGGACGGCGCGGGCTCGTCTATGCGCGCGATCGGATGCGAAGCGGCCTCCATAGCGTCAATCTCTCCGCAGAGCTGCATGGCGCTGGAAACCGATCAGTCGATGTTTCCAATGGCCTTCGCGATAGGAGGTCAGGGCCGACCGTCCGCCGAGCATCTGGTGCAAGACGGTTCCGGGCGTGGTGACGATTCCGACATGGCTGGCGAGCCGCGAGGCGCCGCGAAACAGCGCGACGTCATAGACGCCCTCGAGCCCCGGCTCGACGGGCGCCCATGGCCCGACATCGCGCGCGCCGGCGATCAGCGCGGCGATCTCCGCCGTCTCCTCCGCCGTCACATAGGCCTCGGCATAGGAGGGCAGGGCGAGCCCGAGGCATTCGCGATAGACCAGGCGCACGAGTCCCCAGCAATCGGCGGAGGCGATCGTCGAGCCCTGCGGGGCGTAGGGAATGCCGATATAGGCATCGGTCCAATGCGAGGCGATCATTTGTGGAGCCCCGGCGCGTAGCGACGGCTGATCCGATATGCCGGGACCGGCTCGTCATAGTCGATCGCCTGCAATTCGAGCGTCAGCGCGCCATTTTCCCAAGTCGCCGACGCGACCTCGATATCATCGGTAAAAGCGTCTTCGACGAGGTCCGGCGTCGACGCGAGAACGATCTCGAAATCGATCGTCGGATAGGCGATCAGGGGGAGCGCGCCGCGCGCCAGCTTGCCATTGATATCGGCGAGCACGATCTGTCCGCTGGGCGCCCCGGTTTCGGGATCATCCGGCAATGCATAGCTCTTGACGAGGTGGAGATAGTCGGCGCCGCGGCTGCGCACCCCCAGCGCGAAGGGATCGGCCGACAGCGTCACGAGCCCGTGGCTCGACACGCGGATCGGCTCGGCGAGATCGGGGTGTGTGATCGTCGCCAACAGCACAGCGACCTTGTCGGTCGACTCTGCCTGCAAGGCCTCCCGCATCGGGAATGTGAGATAGCGCATCGCGGCCTATCCTAGAGGCAAGATTACGAGCTGCATGGAGATCTGAAACTTGACGCCGCTCGGCTCGATGCGCGGCGCCTTATCGGGCGCGAAGCGGGCCAGCCATTTGGCGACGGCCAGCAAAGGAGCATCGTCTATGAGGATCGGCTCGCCGGACGCATCGAGGATCATCTGTCCGTCCAAAAGCTGATCGGAGATCACGAAGGGCCGCGTTCCGCCGATCGTCTCTACTTTCCAGAACCGCTTGAAGCGCGGGACGCCTTCTCGCGGGACGTAAATGCTTCCGGAGATCTGCTCGAAGCCCGGCGAGTCGAGCCGCAGAAAATCAAAGCCGGAGTCTGTCTCGATTTTCTTGCGGCCATCTGGGAGTGTCTCGGCATAGCCTTCGCGCTGGACGAAGGGCGGCAAGTCGGACGGCCATGTGAGGACAGCCATTCTGAGCTACCGCGCCTTCATCGGACGACGGACGCCGAAGCCTTCGAGCGCTCCATTCGCGGCGGCCTTTTTGAGCATTTTGCCGAAGGTCACATCGAGCGTAACGCCACCATCCGAGCGGCGCTTCTCTTTGACCTCGACGCTGGCGCCGCTCGGCGCATTGACGAAAGACACCTGCGTCGGCGGATGCGAGCCCGCTGGGGATCGGCTCGTCCCTGCGCCGCCGGCGGATGATGCGAAGCGCGCCATATTGCGCGCGTAATCGACGGAGGAAGCATTGGTCATAACCCGGGACCCGCGCGGCAAGCCGAGCAGCTCGGGGCCATTTTCGCCGACCCAGGAAAGGCCCCCGGGCCAGTTGTCGGTGCCGCCGGCGTTGTGACCGGGGTTGACGAGACTGCCCAGCCAACTGACGGCGCTGCCGATCAACCCGCCGCCGCCAGCTCCGGTCCCCGCGCCGACCCCGCCATTGACGGTAACGACGCCAGCGTTGACATTCATCTGCCCGGTCGTCTGCGACCCGCCTGCGCCGAGGCCGAGCGACTTGAAGAGCCCGCCGAGCAGCCCGCCTTCGCTCGTCCCGGTCTGCCCGAGCAGGCCCTCGCTGAGCCGCGACACCTGCATGTCGATCATCCGATCCATGGCCGACGACATGGATTTCTCGAGCGCCGCTCCGACATCCTGCCCATGCGCCAGCGCTTTCAACCCGCCGCCCAAGGAATCGGTGAAGGTTCCGCGAATGGCGTCCCGATCCTCGATCGAGCGCTTCTGGGCCCGATCGGCGTCGCGCACCTTTTGCTGATAGTCGGCCCAAGCCGCCGCATTCGCCTCGATCCATTTTTGCTGTTCCGGCAAAATGTTTCCGGTCTGACGGATCGCGTCGTTCATGAGCTCCTGGCGCTTCGTCG